GAACGCAAAGTTATTTTTAGGAGGTCAATTAGCTTTATATAAAATAGAATTTGTTAAAGAAGGAAATAACAAGTATCTAAAAGTAATGAATGAGTTAAACGATACTATTGAAGTATTAAATACTTTGGATGAACATTGCAGAAAATTAAAAAGAAAACAATAAATGATTAAGCCAAAACAATAGATTATGAACAAAAAATTATTAGTATGTACATTTAGTGGAGGTAGGACATCTGCATTTATGGGATTATTTTTAAAAGACAATCCTAAGTATAAAGATTTTGATAAACTTTATATTTTTTGCAATACTGGGAAAGAAAAAGAAGAAACATTACAATTTATAAATAAATGCGATAAAGAGTGGGATTTAAATATTGTTTGGATCGAAGCAAAGATAAATAGTAAGAAAGGAAAAGGAACGGATTTTAATATTGTAAACTTTGAAACTGCAAACAGAAACGGAAAGCCTTTTGAAGATATGTTAAAAGTTTATCCAATGCCAACAATAATTGGGTCTAATTGTACAAGAGAGTTGAAATTAACACCAATAAACAAATATATTAAGTCTTTAGGGTATGAAGAAGTTTCAACGGCTATGGGTATTCGATATGATGAAAGGCATCGAATGAGCAATACGGCAGAAGAAAAAGGTTTGATTTATCCATTAATAAATGACATTCAAGTTGACGAAAAATTTATTCGCAATTGGTGGGATAGACAAAGTTTTGATTTAGAATTAAAAGATTATGAAGGTAATTGTGATTTATGTTTTAAAAAATCAGAGCGTAAACGATTAACTCTAATAAAAGAAAACCCATTGATTGCTAAATGGTGGTTAAAAATGGAGAATGAATATAGTAATGAGGTTACGCCAAGATTTGACCTACGAAATAATTTATCTATTGAGGACTTAATTAATAAAGCACAAAACCCATTTCATACGGTGCAAGATAAACACGAATTAAGAAAACAACAAATATCAATAACGGATGAAATAGATGATATTGATTACGATTGTTTTTGTAAAGCAAATTAAAACAAATGATTAAGCCAAAGGAAAAGAAATGCAAAGGAACTAGCAAAGCAATTGGTTTAGGTTGTGGAGAAATGGCGTTATTTCGTAAATGGGGACTTTGTAACGACTGTTTAAAAGATTTCTATATGAATACACCCGAAGGACAAAAAGAGCTTTTAAAAGCGGCCAAAACAGTTTCAGCACCTCGAAAGAGTTTAGAAAAAGCAATTAAAACAGATAAGGAAACGAAAGGAATACAAGCTGCATTAACCAATACTAAACAAGTGGTGCATGAAATGGTTAGGCTTAGAGATGAAGGAAAGACTTGTATTAGTTGCCCTACTCAATGGAATAATACATTCCAAGCTGGGCATTGTTACCCTACTAGATACCGTTCAATAAGGTTTAATTTTAATAATATAAACGGTCAATGTCAAAATTGTAATTTGTTTTTAGATGGAAATGAAACCCAGTATTTAATTAATCTACCTAAAAGAATAGGTGAAGATAAGTTTAATGAATTAAAAAGATTAGCAGATTTAGATGGCTCTTTTAATAAGCATTGGACAAAGGACGAATTAACAGAAATAAGAAAAGAAGCAAAGGCAATTATAAATAGCATTAAAACAAAATAGAAATGAAAGTAACAGCAACAATATTATTCACTTGTATTATAGCGTTAAACGTAATGGTTTGGTGGCAAATAAGCAAGATTAACGCTATGCAAGATGAATTGATAGAAGTGGATACAGAAGTTATAGAGTCAAATAAAGAGCTAATAGAAACAATCGAAAAGCTATTAATACACAAGTTAATAAACATTAGGCAAAACGATATAATAGATAAATTTCAATCTAGCCGAAAAGCTAAGTTAGAAGATAAGGAGTTAATGGAATTACAAAGCAAACTAAACTAAATTAAGATATGAAAACACTAAAATGGAATAAATTAAATTTACCAACACATCCAGAGCTAGATGAAATGATGATAACTGCTTATGATGTTATTAACCTAGAAGTTAAAGTTAAAGGTTATTTAACAGATGAAACAAAAGAAATTATAGCTCCAGCTTTTGCTTATTGTAATTTAATAGAAAAAAAAATGAATTTAGAATTAAGTTGTGTTACAAAAATTAATTAATTATGAGAATATTACAAGAAGAAGATTATAATACTGGCGAACTCAATTTAAACACTATGGAGCGAAAGCAAATTATAAAATGCTTAAAACTTTGCAAGGGTAATAAGAGAGTATCAGCAACCGTTTTAGATATAACAGAACGGACAATACATAATAAAATCATGGCTCACCAAATAGATAAGAATGAATATATTGACTAACATAACATCTTATAATCGCAAAGAAAAGCTATTAAATTTAATTGATAGTTTAGATACTAACAAGATTATGGTGTGGGATGATTGCAGCGACTTTAAGTTAACAAACGGAAACATAAGATTTTTTCAATTCGATAAAAACTATGGTAAAAAGTTAGCATGGAAGAAGTTTAAAAAGATTTTTGATATATTGAAGTTAACCAATTGTGAATATTATATATTTCTACCAGATGATGTAGAAGTATGCGATGATTTCATAAATAAGGCGGTTAAACTTTGGGATGGTATAGATGACCCTAAAAAAATATGTTTATCTTTCAGCCATCCAGATAGGTGTTTAAAACCAAACTTTACTGGGATTAAAGCGGTTGACTGTGGTAGTGTTATTAAAAGTCAATGGACGGACTTAATGTTTATATCTGGAAAAGAATTTGTAAGGCAAATTGACATTGAAGAAATACCTTTAGATAGGTGGGTAAATAATGAGTTGTTAGGGAGTGGAGTTGGATCACAAATATCTAATAAATTAGTTGATAAAGGATTTAATTTATATAACATTAAAGAACCTTTAGTTATTCACAAAGGAAATGAAGATAGTAAAATGAACCCAGTATTAAGACAAAACCAGCCATTATGATTATTGCAAATATTGCCTCGATACCTTCGAGAGAAAAACAATTAATAAAAACTATTGAGAGTTTAATAAACCAAGTGGATAAGATAAACGTATGCTTAAACAATTACGACCATATACCACTAGAACATCCTAAAGTTTATTATGTAGTATCAGATAACAAATTAGGTGATGCTGGAAAGTTTATGTTTTTAAATTATTATGATGGTTACTATTTAACTTGTGACGATGATTTAATTTACCCTCCAACTTATGCTAAAGATATGATTAATGCAATAGATAAGTATGGAGTTGTTACACATCATGGTAGAAGTTTTGAATCCTTTCCTATAGATAGTTATTACAAAACAGTATCAAAGCATAAAATAAGATGTTTGAGCGAAAACTCTACATTAAAAACCGTTCAATTTGGAGGTACTGGAGTAATGGGATTTCATACAAAAACGATTAGACCAAACATGAATATATTTAAAAGGTCCAACATGGCTGATATATGGATGGGTATATGCTGCAATAATTTTAATATAAAAATACACGCCTTACCACACAATGAAGGGTATATTAAATACCAAGAAGTTGATGGTACAATATGGGATAGTAAGCACAAAGATGATAAGCATGAAACGGATATAATAAATAATTATTTTAATAATAGCGTATATTAAATAAATAAGTTTTATATTTGTCTTTTAACTATATGATGTCATATAGCACTACGAAATTATGAAGATACTAGGTACTAACTTTGACATATCTTTAAAAAGGAACACAAAAGAGACTCGAACCGCACCTACTACTGGCGGTTGGGAGTCTCTTAGTGACTCAATATCTAAAGCTGGCGTTTCAGTATCTAAACAAAACGCCATGAAGATAGCAGGCGTTTATTCAGCCGTTAGATTAATCACAGATTCATTAAGTTTATTGCCTACTGGTTTATTCAAACAAGAAGGAAACAACAAAACAAAAGATACTACACATGATTTAGGAAAGTTATTAAATGATGTTCCTAATAGTTTAATGACTTGGTATGTGTTTTGGCAGATAATTATTCCAAGAGTTTTATTGTGGGGTAATGGTTATGCAATTATCGAGTATGAAAGCAAAGGTTCAAGACGACCAAAATCAATATTACCTATAGCTTCTGATTTAGTAGAAGTAAATGTAATTGATGGTGTATTAATTTACAACATAAAAATAGAAGGTCAGCAGGATTTAATACTAGACCAAACAAGCGTATTGCATTTTAGAGGTTTAGGAAATGATGTTGTTGGAAAAAGTGTTATTGAATATGCTTCAGAAAATTTAGCACTAGGAAAAGCTGCTGAAGAATTTGGAGCTACATTCTTTGGTAATGGTGCTAATATGGGAGGTGTTTTAAGTACTGACCAAGTTTTAACTGATAAGGCTAGGACAAATTTAAGAAGTTCGTGGCATGGTTCTAATGGAGGAATGACCAACGCTCAAAAAACATCTATATTAGAACAAGGTTTAAAATACCAAGCTATAAGTGTACCACCAGACCAAGCACAATTTTTAGCAACTAGACAATTTAGTATAACTGATATTGCTAGATGGTTTAGTGTACCACCACATAAGATAGCAGATTTAGAGCGTGCTACATTCTCAAACATTGAGCAACAGGATTTAAACTTTGTTAAACAAGCTATTTTGCCTTGGTGTGTAAATATTGAACAAGAGCTAAACAGAAAGCTATTAAGAGAAGCTGAGAAGGGTAATTACTTCTTTAAAAAGAATTTAGATGCACTTTTAAGAGCGGATATAAAAACCCGTTACGAAGTGTATAAAACAGGAATACAAAACGCAATACTAAGCCCTAATGAAGTTAGAGGATTGGAGGAATTAAACCCGTATACAGGTGGTGAATCACATTGGATGCAAACTAATACTGCCCCAATAGATGAGGATGGAACTAACCAAAACAACGATAATACAAAAAGTAATGGAAAAGAAAATAAATAATATAAGCGCAGAAATAAGAGATTTTAATGAAGAAACAAGAGCGAAAGCGGAGGAATCAAGAACAGTTACTTTTATTGCATCTACATCTTCTAAGGATAGACATGGCACAGTTTTAAATCAAAGAAATTGGAATTTAGATAACTTTAACAACAATCCTATTATTGGTTATCAACATAATGTATATGGTAATGATATGTGTAATGCTCCAGATCCAGATGATCAATTAGGTAGTGCTAGGGCTTATTATGAAACTAATACTAGAGGCGTTGAAGATGAGCAGCAATTAATGGTAGATGTAACATTTGAACCAGCGGATATAAATCCGAAAGCTGAAAAGATATTTAGAAAGGTTTTACATGGTTCTTTACGTGCTGTTAGTGTAGGTTTTGTTCCTTTAACAGATGAAAAAGGAAGTACTGGAGAAGAAAGAAATGGGGCTTTTCATTATTTCGGTCAAGAACTATTAGAGGTATCAGTTGTAAATATACCTTCTAATCCAGATGCATTAAAAAGAAGCATGAGAAACTCAACAAGTAACGCTTTAAATTATGCTAGTAAAACATTAGGTAAGCGTTATTCAGAGATTGAAAACATGAAAGTTAGAGATGTATTGGATTTATTGGATGGTAAAGAAGTCCAAGAAGAAGTTCAAAAGGAAATAAAAAAAGAACCTAAAGAGGTTAAAAAAGCGAACAATTCAAGAATGATTGAATTAGAATTAGCAGAAAAAGAGTTGAGGGTAACACAATTAAAAAGCCAATAATTAAAATTTAATAATAATAACCGTTTAATGTTAAGCGGTACAAACTTTAAAAAATGAAGTACAACACAAAAGCCGACTTAGAAAAAGCGGCAAAGAGCTTAGAGGATGCTAGAGCAATAGCTGATACGGCAAGAAATGATGGTGAAAGAAGTATGTCAACTGATGAAGAGAAGCAATTCGATTTATACATGGCAGACCACCAAAAGCATGAAAAGAATGCGGAAAGAAAATCTCAATTAAATGGAGCTTTATCTGATACTGCTGAAAACATTGAAGAATTAGCTAGAAACAATTCAAAGTCTACTGATGATGTTGCTGAGAATAAAGCAATGGCTAGACAAGTATTGAAAAACTACCTTTTAAAAGGTGCTAATGGATTGACTCGTGAAGAAGTTGATTTTATGACTAGAGATCAATCTGGAATTGTAAATTCTGAAGGTGGATATACTATTGATGAAACAATGGGTAACAAGATTATTGAAACAATGTCTAACTTCGGTGGTATGCGTTCAGTATGTGATATTCTTACTACATCAAAAGGAGAACAAATCAACTACCCAACTAACAACGATACAGCAAATGTTGGTCGATGGTTAGCTGAAAAAGTTGCTGCTACTCAAGGTGATACCGTATTTGGTACTGCTGCTATTAATGCTTGGACTGCATCTTCTGATTATATTCCAGTAACAGCTCAATTATTACAAGATTCAGCTTTTGATATTGAAGCATATATTGTAAAGATTTTATCTACTCGTTTGGGTCGATTATCTAATACGGCTTATACTGATGGTTCTGGATCATCTCAACCTACTGGTATTGTTAATGCTTCTGGATTTGGTACTGCTGCTGCTGCTGATGATGCAACTACATTCTTAGAAATGTTAGATTTGAAGCATTCAGTTGATAGAGATTACCGAGTAAATGGAACTTGGATGTTTAACGATAATACATTGTTAGCATTAAAGAAAATTTCTTTAGCAAGTGCAAACCAATCACTATGGCAGCCCGGAGCTATTGCTGGAGCACCTGCTACAATAGATGGTCAAATTTATACAGTTAACAATGATATGCCAGATATGGCGGCTGGTGAACACGCTATTTTATATGGAGATTTTAAGCACTATTTAATTAGAGATGCTCAAGGAATCAATATTAGAAGAAGTGAACACGTTAATTTCTTAAAAAATGAAATCACTTTCGTTGGTGAGCTTAGAACAGATGGTAAGTTATTAGATACTGCTGCTGTTAAGCACATGAGAATGTTGAAATCATAAGATTAATTTCTTTGTTTTAGTTAACTTTAAAAGGGCTGCTATTGTTTGTGGCAGCCCTTTTTTTTAAATCAATTAGATATGAAAGTAAAATTTTTAACGGTAATGGCAGGGGCTAATACTCTATTCAATACAGAAGATGTATATGATTTGCCAACTGAAAAAGCCGAAAGGTTTATTGCTAAAGGAATTTGTGAGGCTGTTGAGGCTAAAAAGCCAGCAGTTAAAAAAGCACCCGTAAAAAAGGCAGCTAAAAAGAAAACAGTTAAAAAATAATTATTGTGAGCTATCAAATTACAGTAGAACCAGCAACCGAACCAGTTACTTTAACTGAAGCGAAAGCCCATCTAAGGGTTGATTTTTCAGATGATGATACATTAATCACATCTTTGATTACATCGGCTAGAAAGTATTGTGAGGCTCATACTAATAGAGTTTTTATAACTCAGACTTGGAGGCAAAACGAAAACTCATGGACTAACCCAATACAATTAGCGGTTAATCCAGTAGTTAGTGTAACAAGTTTAAAGTATTATGATAGTGATAATTCACAGCAAACTATAACTGATAGTGATGATAATTACCAAAAGGATTTAAACAGCGATGTTGCTGGGATATATGAGGGATTAATTAGTTCTTTTCCAGCTATTTCATCTAGTAAAATTAATCCTATTGAAGTTATTACAGTTTGTGGATATGGAGCTGCTAGTGCTGTTCCTGAAGATATAAAAAGTGCTATCAAGTTAATGATTAGCTGGCTATATGAAAACAGAGAGGGAGTGAATGTTCCAATGGCTAGTATGGGAACATCTACACCATTACCAGAAGCGGTACAAAATTTATTAACATCATATAGAATTAGAGTCTTTGGATAAGAAAATATTAATATTATTACCTATTTGGGGTCGTGAAAAGATAACTACTTTATGTTTTGACAATCTCAAAGAATTACAAAAGGATTTTAATATAGAGGTTCTTTGTGTAGTTAGTGAGCAATGGGCTAAATTATTGGCTATGGAATACGGTTTTAAACAAGTTTCAGCTCCTAATGAATGTCTAGGTACTAAAATGAATATCGGTGTTGAATACGCTAAAACTTTAAGTTTTGATTATATGATGAACTTAGGTAGTGATGATATAATAACAAAGGATTTATTCAAATGTTATGAACCATATTTTGAAAAGGAAATAGGCATATTTGGTAGTACTAGATTAACGTTTATTGATAGCTCAACAAAAGAGGCTAAAGAATTTAATTATAGTATGATGATGGGTGCTGGTAGATGTATAAGAAAAGATATATTGATCGAGTATACTAAAGAAGGAATGTATGATAAGATACAAAATGGCTTAGACTGGAATAGTATGAAAAGGTTTATTAGACATTCACATACAGAGGTTAAAAACCCATTCAATACTATTTATGATATTAAGAGTGGTGAGAATATATGGAAATTTAATGAACTACCAAAAGGCGAAAAACTAAGTTTTGAAAATGCCGTAAGTGGTTTAACTACTAATCAAATTGATAGAGTTTTAGAGCTATGATGATTGCTGGAAGATTAGATAGAAGAGTAACAATACAAGTTAAGTCTGAGTCAATAGCGGCTAGTGGTCAACGTACATTAACTTGGGCTACTCATTTAACTGTATGGTCGAATCCAGTACAAAAGATTGGTAGAGAAGATGATTCTGATGATAATAGAAATACCAATAGAATGGTAGATTTTAGGGTGAGATGGAATAGCACATTTGATAATGAGATGCGTGTTATTTGGGAAAGTAAATATTACAAGATTGAGGATATAAAGGAGTTAGGAAGGAAAGAAGGAATGATTATAAGCACAAGTTTATTAACTCAGACGTAATGGCTAATGATAAGCTAAGTATAAGATTAGAGGGTGGGGCTAGATTGGATCGTGTTTTATCTGGTATGCAACAAAGAATAGCTAGTAGATTGGTTGACCAATCACTAAAAAAAGGTGCTGCTGAATTAAGAAAAAATGTAAAGAAATCAACACCTAAAAATACTGGACAATTAAAAAGGTCTGTTAAGAGTGGGTTAAGGAAAAAAGTAAACGTAGGGAAGAATACATTTTTAGCTGGTGTATGGTTTCAACAAGGAGCGAATTTTGGCGGCTCTGATGGTTACTATGCAAGATGGGTTTTAAAACGTCACGCAGCTAATGCTTTTGGATATAGAGGTGGTGATAACTTTTTGACTCCAGCCGTTAGAGGTTCTAAAAGAAATGTTAGGAAAATAATAGGAGAACAATTAGCGGATAAAATAGTTAAGCAAGAACAACAACAAATAAATAAGCTAGGATGATAGGCAGCGCAATATATAACTTACTTTCAAATGATGCTACCGTATCTGGATTTGTTGGCACTAAAATATATCCATACTTAGCTGTTGATGATATTGTATATCCTTACATTGCATATAAGCAAGAAGGGCTAGAGCCTACGGATGATAAAGATGGGGTTAGTAGATTAGATACTATCACTTATGAGGTAGAAATGTGGCATACTGATATAATAGAATTAAAAACTTTAGCGGATGCCGTTAGGGATGTTTTAGATAGATATACTGGAACTGTGGAAGGGTTAAATATACAATCGGTTAAATTTAATGCAGAGAATACAGACTACATGGATGATAAAGGTAGGATTTATTTAACAATGCAAAGTTATGCATTTAGGGTGGTAAAATAATATGAACTAAAAATAAAAACGATGATAGTAACATTAATAAAAGACCATAAAATTAACGGAATAACTAAAAAGAAAGGTTTAGTTATGGAGTTTACAAATGGCAATGCTGAAATCTTAATTAAAAAGAAAGTAGCTATTAAACATGGTGAAGTAAAAATCTACGGAAAAGTAGAGGAAGAAGCACTAGAGGTTAAAGAAGAAAAATCAAATAAAAAGGATAAATAAGGCAAATATTTAATTATATTTGTATATTAATAATATCGTTTAATAAATAAACAAAAATAAATAAGATGGCAATTAAAAACGGAACAAGTATAGGATTCTACGTAGGTGGGGTTAAAGTGGCTGGATGTACTTCAGCAGATATATCACGATCAATGTCTACTAGAGACACAACTTCAAAAGATTCTGCTGGATGGGCTGGAAATGGTGAAGGGTTAAGAGAATGGTCAGCAAGTGGAGAAGGTTTCTTTGATTTGGCTGCTGCATATGGCTTTACAGATTTAGAAGCTGCATATGTTGGTAGAACATTATTAACGATTAGAATTAGTACTGAAACGTCTGGTGAAGAGTATTCTGAAGGTACTGCATACTTATCTAGTTTAGAAGCTACAAGTGGTGTAGAAGAATCGGCTACATTTAGCTTTGAAGTTACTGGAACTGGTGAATTGAACTACGTAGCATTAACATAACAATATATACATGAAAATTAAGATTGAAGAAAAAGAATTTACTTTAAAGTATAGAAATAGAGAATTATTTGCAATTGAAAAGCAAGTAGGAGTTTCTGTAATAGAGTTGTTTCAAGATGAATCTAAGTTAAAAATGCTTAATGTAATTTACTCTATTTTATGGTGTGGAATACAAGAAGATATTTCTTACGATGATTTTTGTGATGAATTTGATTTAGGAAGTGCAACTAAATTGTTGCCAGAAGTTATAGCAGAAATTGCTCAAGCTTTTGAAACTGGATCAAAAAAAAAGTAAAATCTGATTCGGGCAAATCTGGATGGGATTGGTATGAGATACAAAAATTAGCTTATGGTAAGTTAAATCTAAAACCTAATGAGTTTTGGGAATTACTACCTAAAGATGTAATTATAATGCATGAAGGTTTTGAGGACGAACGTAAATATCAAGAAGCGTTAGAACTTCAAAACCTTCGTTTGCTTAGATATACAGGTTACACTACTTATCTAAGCATACCAACTAAAAAAGGTGTTAAAAAAGATAGTTTAATTAAATACTATCCTTTACCTTTAGATAGTGATTATAGAAGGGAAATAACAACGGATGAAAAGGTTGATTTCTTTGATAAAAAAGAGCCTATTATAACTAACGGGAAGTTGAGAGGTTATAAGGATAAGGATGGAAATGTTGAATTAATTAATTAGGTGTAGATGCCTAATACAAAATATAAAGAATGGCTAGTAGCGGTAGTATTTGGGTAAGTCTAGGA